TAGCCCCTAAGGGCCACCAGCTCTCTAAACGGAGCTGGCCCACCTGAGCATGATGTCGACGGACTCAGGACGTCCTTGACGTTCCAGATGTCTCCTGTCGGCGAATGGCTCATCGCCGCGCTTAAGGAAACACTTGAGCAAGGCACCCTCACCCGAAATCTTAGATTTCGGAATTTGGGATTTAACGACCCAACCCTTAACCAAAGGATTATGGAGTCGTTTGCCAATCTTCTGGGTTTCGAAGCCCAAGAAGGAATGGCGGCCCAGCACAGGAGATGTATCTGAGACACGCGGATAGAACCCAAGGATGGGCTCTATCACACCGTCCAGATATTGCACTGTCTTCCAGAGACCAGCGTAGTATAACTGGTTTCTGAGAGACACTAGTGATACCATCTCCGAAACGTCTTTCCGTCCGGTTGGGAACAACCTGCGGACACGTGTCACAGTGACATCGTGTCCGTCGTAGTAGTCCTTACCGCAAGACTCCCGGAACTTCCCGTTCCAGTATGACTTGTCCATGTTTACTCGAAGCCCAAAAGCCTCAAGTGCATGGATGACGGACGGCACATAGCGCACGGGGATAATTAAATCATCCCCATACACGCGCACCTGGCCAGAAAGGGCATGGATGTCCTTTCTGGTAAACTGGCGCTTGTGCGCATTCTGAATCCCCACCATGATGACCGTAAGGAACACCATGGCTTCAAACGGGAAACAGAGCGCAGAACCCATGGACGCGAACTTGGCGAGGCGTTGAACGCCATAGCCAGGTACTTCAGCCTTGCGTGATCTGCACGCATCAACAGCACCCGAAAGGTGAGGCCAATGCGAAAGCAGAGCACGTACATGCTGATTGGAGACTCGATCGGACGCTTCGCTCATATCGAGCGTGGCAAGGCGGCCATAAGCCGACCCTTCACAAGCCAGTCGCTGGTTAGGCGTCTGGTCGGTGAACCCGATCATATCACTGACATCCGACTTTTCAAGGTCGGGTACCAGTTTCGCCATCAAAGCCTGTTGCATGTATTGCATGCATGTTGGCTCAATGGCGATGATACGAGGAGTCTTCAGCGTCTTCGGGACAGTTACGACCTTTACGGGTCGTTCATCCCGAGGTTCAAGGAAGCGAACACGATCCAGGCGATAAGAGAAGCGCCAGTTAGGAAGAGTATACTCCCCGAAGGGAAAATACTCTTCAGCCCTGAGCGGCCACTCAGACTGATCGAATTTTCGGTTTCCCGAAAGTCGATCAGCCGTCTTGCCTGGTCCATGGTTTGGGACGAGTTCACCGTAGTAGACCTCGCGGTCTGCTGCGGCGTACACGTCACCGAACATGATCGTAGACAACCTCTTAAACTGCCTAAGCAGTTCAGGGGCTAAACTACCGTCTGCGATCTTCACTTCCTGTTCACACTTGATGTAACCCTGAATGGCGCGCTTAGTCCGCTCTTCCGAGCAGTCAACAGCGATCTTCGAGAACATCAGCGTAAGCTGACGTATAGCGAAGATGGAATCCACACAGGGATCATCAAGCAAGCGACCAGTACCACGATCGAACACACGGTCAAGGAAACCTCCTAGAAATAGGGGGGTACCGCCCTTTCTCCGGAAACCGGGGAAAGAGTCGTGACCTACCTGGCCATCGTCCAGACTCTTTTGGAGATCTGAGCCGAAGCCTGGTAAAGTTATCGTTAAAAACGATAACCCTTCGTGTTCGAATCGCTCCGCCACTCTTTTGGAGTCGCGGATGGTGCTAGTGCGACACCAACTAGCGAGCTCGCTCGCTAGTTCCGTCCAGAGCTTGATCAGGCTTTTCATGAGCTCCTCCTTTCGGGGGGTAGCCCATCCCTAGCCGTGATCCTCCGACGGATCCACAGTCTGCGAGACTAGCGACTTGCTAGTTCTCGCCACCCAGAAGCTGGGTGACCTTTGCTCCAGACGAGGCAGTGAGGTACGCCGTCAAGGCGTCCACGATCTGCTTCGCCTCAGCCACCGTGTAACCGGTCACTGGATGATCGACGACGAGATACGCACTCATAGAGTAGCGGATGTTTGTCGACGACACCAGCGGATCCGGTGCCACCTTGGCATGAGTGAGCCGCAGTTCGCGCCGCGTACGGTTCTTGTACGTATGCGACACGCGAAGCTCAACAAGAGCATCGTCCTTTCGGAAGGTGCCAGTGTTGACTCCGGAACTAACTCGCGGAAGCGAGTTAGCAACTGCGTTGATAGTGACAGACTGAGGATCACTGAAGGCCACGACGGGCTCCGTTCGGTTTTGTGGGTGGATGCGGCAACTAAAATTGCCGCGCTCCCTTGGATAAACCAAGGGCGCCTAGGATCGACAACTGTCGCTTCGTGAGCGACGTATCGTCGATGCCGAATCCATACGGGTTTGCAGGATACCGACACTTGTACTCGCGAACGTAAGTCCGCTTAAGTACAGAGCCAGTAAGACCGTACGCCTTCACATCTGAAGGCGACACGTTCACGGTGACATCACCACGAACACTTCTGTGTTCCATGATGTAACCGTACTGCAAAACCAAACCATCGGTGATGAACGAACTAATGTTGGACATAACATCTCCAACGTTCGTGAACCAGTCGATGGCCCAGCTCCAAGGCGTTAGTTCCCAGATGACTTCGGGAGTAGGAAGCACACCAAATAAATGGTTTGCTTCCTGCAACTTCTGTCTGACTCTCCCCTGATAAGAATCAGTGGATGGGAGATAGTACCTGAAGGCACCACGAAACCACCTCCTGGTGGTTGTGGTCTCTGAGACCGTTCCTTGGGAGAACAGCCCAAACTGGGCAGGGTGAATCTGGATCGCTCCAGAACCCTGTCTAGTCGTGACTGTCGTCGGAAAGTCATATCCCCTGCGAATCTTGCGATTCGCATTTCTCCGATACTCGGAGAGGATGCGGTCACTTTGAGTGGCCGATTCGTAGAACTTCTTCACGTCATTGACGAGAGGAAGCCATCCGAATTGGATGTTGAGATATTCATCGCCCGCGCTCCCCAAAAGAGGGCGCGTGCGATTCTCCCAACTTCGCACACCGGGGATTGACGGAGCACCTTCTCTTAACTCACCAAGGGCTTGCGCCAGTGATGCGTGAGGAGAAGTAGGCTTACAGCGAGAAATCGCTGTAGCGCCTGCAGCACTCAGACTGCCGAGGGTTGGCGTAGAGCCAGGTCCCCCGGCGGACCACCAAGAAATGGTGTCTGGGTGCTGGGGATAAACTCCACCCTTAAACAGGAAATAACTCGGACCTCCGTTCACGTACTCCCAATGAAGGGAGTCCGCATCGGAGATACGGGTCATCGTAAACTGACCACCATTGTCTCCAGCTCCGTTATACGGAGCTTTATGACTCCACGACATCGACTCTTCTACAGAGTAGAAGTTGAAGTTGGCCATGGGTGTGGTAGGTGACGTCGGCGTATTAAAGACTCGGGTATATCCCATGGGGACAGTGACCGTTCGTCTTTGCCGATTCCTGATCGTGGGTAGGAAGATTCCCAATGTGCTCCCCAGCTGTATGGATGCACTGCTTGTAAGCAGTGGGTGTTGTGACTAGCACTGGGTGGTGCCCCT